CAGAAGATATTATTAAAAATCCTACCGATTATGACGGTATAGAGAAATATCTCTACGTCAAGATAGATGATAGCGAAATCGCTGGAAATGACGGTATGGCTTCATTCAAGTTAAACTATAACCTTGTAAAGAATTATGGACTTGATATAGCTTACTTATGGGATAAGGCAGAGGAAAACACTTTCAAGACTTGCCACTATGAGAACTTCGGTATGTTACCCGGTATGAGTATGCCAATACTCACAAACGATAGTAAGGTAAAGGGTGCTGTAGCAATGTTGGATCGTGACTTGATTAAGTCACTCGGTAGTAATGAGGTTGTAATATTACCGTCAAGTATACATGAGGTAATCGTTATGCCTACTTCACAGATTGAACCTGAACAGATCGAAACATTATCCGCAATGGTAAAGGAAGTTAATGCTACAGAAGTAGCACCTGAAGAGGTTTTATCTGATAAGGCATACATTGTAAACGTAGATAGCTGGACAGTTAAAGCAATCGCATAACGGAAACCATTATCTTACATATATGGCTGACTAGGCTGTTATAGCTTAGTCTCCCATATATCCAAGGATATAAGAATAGTATGAAAAAAAGGACGGTAAACAATGTTTACAAAGGAAATAGATTTGAATGACCGCAAGGCAATGATTGATTTTTTGGAAAATCATTTCAGATACAATACAATGAATAGCTGGAACTGTAGCACATCATACGCAAACGATGTGAAGCTCTATAACATCGGACTGACAAGAGAACAGGAAGACAAGTTATATGAGATCATGGACTGCGACGGTGCTTACGACAGCGTAAATGAGTTGTTGGATGATTTTGCTTACAATCATAACTTTAACTGGCAAGTAGGTTTTAATGGAAGATCAGGCGGTTATCTCGTATTGTATCAGGGTGGTAAAAATGGAAATCGTGTTTATACTAAACCCGGTAAAGATACCGATATGTATGCTGATTTTGAAGACTGGGATGATTGCGAGTTAAGGGAAAGAGTAAAACTTGTTACTGAGTTTGACCAGCTTTGTGATGATGTAATTGAAAAAGCTAAATATATGGCTGATAACTATGATGTAGTTGAAGAAACAGAATATGTACCTACTCAGGTAAAGAGTTTACGGTACGCTGGATAATTAAAGGGAAGGTAACACATGATGAAATTAAAAATATTGTAGATAACACTTGACAACACATTTTGCAAATGATAGTATTAAACCATGCAAAGTGAATAGATTTTATCCTTACGGTTGACCGAGATCATTCCCGGTTCTCCGCAAGAACAGAATTTATTCGACTCGTTTTAATCATACGGTTTCTCATGAGGAATCATGGGATTCCGCATAACTAAAATGAAAAGTCAAAAGGAAAGGGAACGGTTATGTCAGAGAATGAAATGTATTATGCAAACAAGTATGAACATCCCGGTTTTGAGTTAAGCAAACATTGTTCTGGGACTGGCTGTTGTTCGACTTGCATGTACCGCAAGGTAGAGCAAAATTTCGAGAATGATTATTGTCTCGATGCTAAGAAGGAAGGTAACAACAATGGAAATTAATGCAAACGACATTTATGTTGATACTCATGATTTTAATAGGGAACTTACATTACCTGAGATTCTTAAGATATACATGGATATTAATGGAACTTACGAAGGTTTTGAGGAATATGTCAACAGCGGTTTCCGCAATGGAAACGAGATTGAATATCTCAAGAAGGAAGATGGCTGCATTATCAAGCCAGTAGGTGAAACAGAAGAGTTTGTAACATTTGAAATTGATTATGAACATTTAAGCGGTGATGATTGCGATCTATCTGTCATTGTACATTATACCGATGAAGTGAAAACATTAGTTGATATGATGAACTTAATAAGGGAAAACATTATCGACATTGCTAACTGTCACATAATGAATAAGGCGTTTTGGAAGGCAACGCATATCATGAATGTAACAGATAAAGCGACAGATTCTCAGCATACCATGTTATTAGCATTTACTGACATTACAAATATGCTAGAAGAAAAGGGAATCACTGTGGTTGATGATTGCGGAGAGAATTAGCAAAAGAAATAAAAAGTTTCAAAAACCGCTGGACATTATTAAATGTGAATGATACAATTAAACTATCAAAGCAAAGGAGATACGGTTATGGCAATCACTTACATCCATAGAAGATTCGAGACTAAGGCAGAGGTTCTTGAAGCTGGTTTCTTCAAGGTAGCTCATAGTGGTGGTTCTTACATCACAGCAGATTTCTATAATCCTGCAACAAAGGAATATACTTCACAATGCGTAAGGGATTATGATTATGAAGCATATGTAAAGGATAATGATGAGCTTTATTATATGCAGATTGATGAAGCTGCCAAGAGAGCTTATCTCCATGAGGAAGGAATCATTCTCGTTGGGGACTTTGCAGAGGTGGTTAAAGGAAGAACCATTGAACACGGTTTCATTGGTAAGGTAATCGCTAAGAAGGAATACAAAGATAGATACGGAAGATTCTTAGCTAACTATATCTACTTTGAAGATGGTAGAAAGATAAACGTAGATAACTGTAAATTATGTGGTTGACACTATTATATATGTGAGGTAATAGGAATGGAAGATATGTACAGAAACGAGCAATATGTAGCAAGCAAGGCAAAAGAAAAAACTGAGATCAAGGGATATACAGTATATCTCATAAACATGGAAGTCTATCATGGTTTATGTGCCTTGGTTTTCAAAAATGAACACTACATCACTGAGGATTTAAACATCTGGCATCATGAAGAGGATGAAGCAAAGCTGAGAGAAATGTATATAGATAACCTTACTCATGGGCTGTATACAGAAGAGGAACTGGGCAAGGTAACTGATTACATAGATTATCAGGCTAAAGCATACTTTATATGTAATTACTATTGTAATCAGGTAGATCATCTGTCATGGGTAGGTACTGAGATTACTAAGGATAAGTATGATATGGATGCAGATTATGACAAACTAAAAAAGGTTTATACAGTCAATAACCCGGTTTGTATCGCATACTTTAAACCACAAGATAAAGCATTTTCAGACAAGATCATCGAGCTTCATAACAGACTTGAAAAAGTAAGAGAAAATGAGTCTGAGGAATATATGGAATCAGCATTTCTCTATGAAATGGGAAACCATGAGTACATGATTAACTGGCAAGCAGACTGGGATGTTTGCAGTTGCTTTGGTGAATGTACATACGGTGAAAGCAAAGATTACCGGGATTATCTAAAGGAAATGGGTAAGGAAAATCTTATTCCAGCTTATAGAAGGGCTAAAGCAAAGCATTATAAGCTTGCCGAAGAAAATGATTGGTATTAAAGGAGATACAGATTATGGATATGACAATAAATCTTAACGGTGCTCAATGGCAGATCAATGGTTACAGCATTGCTGGAAACTACGATGATGGTTATACAGTATGGAAAACGGAAGATGGTGAGGATTCAGATACACTCTATTCTGATTTAGATTTTGAGAAATGTTTAACTTGGTGCATGAATAGTTAAGGGAGATAGAAATTATGGATATGGAAACACAATTAATGTTGTATTGCATTTACTTAGTAATTATCGGTTACGTATTAGGTCATCATTACGGTGAGAAATCTGCTTATAAAAAGTTTCACCGTAAGAGAAAACATTATTAAAGCCCACTCGTTTAATCTTTTATATATAGTTGACTATGAGTTAATCATAGTCTTCTATATACTAAGGAGCAATGATAAGGGAGATCATATTATGAAGAATGTAAAGAAGGTTTATATCGTTGTTGAACCTGGAGATATACCTAAGCTTCTAGGTGTATATAAGACAAGAGAATCCGCAGAAAAAGAAGCTTATAAGGATTCTAAAGCATGGCGAAACGTGATTGAAAAGAAACTGAGAGAATAATTTCAAAAAGATTTGATTATCCGCTTGACTTTATTAAACGTCATAGTATAATAGGCATTATCAAGAGAAACATATCACTATTAAAGAGAGGAAACGAGACATGAAGGACATTATGAAGCTTTACGAAGAAGCTAGAACAGAATTGAAAAACATTGGAATTGATACTCCTGAGAATCTTACAGTAAAGGTAAATATCAGAGCTGTTCGCAGATACGGACAGTGCAGATATAAGAATGGTAAGGCATACGAGATCAATCTTTCAGCCCGGATTTTAGAAGATTATGTCTCTGAGGATATAACCAAGGGAGTCATAATTCATGAGCTACTTCACGCTGTTACAGTTGGTGAACATCATGGTGGAAGATGGTTAAAACTAGCAAACGAAGTATCTATCAGGTATCCGCAGTACAACATAAAGAGAACTGGAAGTGATGAAGCTTACGGATTAAGACCAATGCAGATTAAACCTAAGTACGAAGTTCAGTGTACTAAGTGTGGGACTGTAGGAAAATACATGAGAATGACAAAGGCTGTTGCACATCCAGAGCTTTTTCGCTGTAGGTGTGGTGGAGATATAAAGCGTATTGCTTAAAGGGAAATAAACCATGAGTGAGTTTAAATACTGTATGAGCAAAGACTTAGAAGAATGGTCTGAGACTGAAAAGAAGAATACAAAAATCGCTTCTGATATGATGGCAAAGTATTACTTCGATTCTGATGAAGAAGAGAATATTGAACTGAAAACTAAGACAGTTCTGAGAATTACTATTGGTGCAGAATATGGCTTTATCGTCCCTACACTTGTGGCTGTAGATAAATGTCAGTTCACACGTAATGGGAAGAGAATACCGGGAACTACTTGTTATATTGTTTCAATCGGCGAAGATACTCTAAATGAAAATGAAATGGCATACCGGGACTTAACCGAAGCTCTGCATAGGTTAAACCTAGAGCTTGATTGGTTAAGACAGAGAGCTGAATTTGAGAAGAAGGAGACCAGATCATGAGAAAGAACTATGATGGCACTAGGCTATTTAGATATTACGTGTTCGGTAATTACAGCTATGGTAAGTATGGCAAGTTTTCTGATAGCCTTGCAAATTTGAAAACTGACTTAACGCAGATTCTTGGGAATCCTGAGTTACAGAGTTTACATATAGTTCATAATGTTGATGCTTGGAATAGTCAGCTTATTTACAGTAATGACAGTTATCATCATAAGACATTCTTCGGTGGTGAAAAGCTGCCTAAAGGGCTTGAATCTATTTTAATTAAGCTTCGCATGGTGGAAGTATAACAGCAAAAAAATTGATCTAAAATTTTTAAAATAGTGCTGGACATTATTAAATGTCAGAGTTATCATATAACCATCGAACAAGAAAGCACAATTAAACGAGAGGTAATAATTATGGAAAGAGATTTAGTAGCAGAGAATGAAGGATTCTCGACAACATTTGCAATGGACTTTGCGATTGCAGACCGCTTCGGTATTGAAGCGATTAAGGACACCTATAAGAGAGCTTTCAATGAGTGGAAGTCAGACTACAGATACCTTACTGATCTGGTTATGGTACTAAACCACCAGATATGGAACTGGTATCAGAAAAATGATGATTACGCAAATCTCTATGATGAATTATGGAGAGAAGCTGATGGCTATGCTTGTGAGAATCTTAAGGGAGATGAATTGACATATTTCTTCAGAATCACCGATTAATTCGGTGATTCATTACCGGGAAGGAGACAGCAAATGATTACGAACATCAAAGATGTTAAGACTGTAGATGATCTGATTGATTATGTAAATGCTTTCGCATTACCTACAGATACAGATTCAATCTGTCATATACAGGATGTTGTAGGACATACGGAAATAGGCAGATTAGAGGAGCTTGCAAAAGAAATCCCTAGTAAGCTGTATTTCATTTTGTATCATATATGGGGATGGGAAGATTTTACATCATTCTGGAATCGAGTTTCCAATTTTGAGCATAATGATTATCACAATCTGAGAGATAAACATAATGAATTGATCTCCGCTCATGATACTCTACAGAAGAAGTACGATTCTGAGAAAGAAGATAACATCAGACTGAGAGATTTGCTCAACAAGAAAACCGAAGAATATAACATTATTACGGTAAAAACTAGCAAACTTGAAAGTGAAGTCATACAGCTTAAAGCAAAGTTTTATGATTATATATCAAAAAATCAAAATTTGTGATTGACATTTTTAAATGGCAGAGCTAATATAAGCGCATCGACAAGTTAATTATTGCACATCATTATATTAAATGGAAAAGAAAGAGGGAAAATAACATGAACAAAAATTCAAGACCCTGGACAGTATCTCAGATTTCAAAGATGATTGAGAACGGCACACTCGTTTGCGATAACGCTGTACAACGTAATTTCGTTTGGGATAAGAAGAGAATGAGTCTTCTGATTGATTCACTCCTCAGAGACTACCCTGTGCCAGCTTTCTATGCCATCACTGATGGACGTAAGGTAGTGACTCCAAAAGGAGAGGTAAGTGTCTATGATCTGCTCGATGGAAAGCAGAGAGTGACAACCGTAAACGCATTTTATCACAATGAGTTTGCACTCACACATCTTGACCCATTTATGACCGATGAAGGTGAAGTTGATATTTCTGGAAAGACATTTGAGGAACTTCCAGAAGAGCTTCAGGACAGCTTTAAAAATTCACGCTTCAATGTTTGTTCTTTTGATGATGCTACTGAGGAAGATATTGTTGAGATTATGAGCAGACTCAATAACGGCAAGCCACTTTCAGCAATCGACAATACTCGTATTAAGGCGAAAGATTTACCGGGTATTAAGCGACTTGCAGAACATAAGCTTTTCAAGACATTCTTCACTGAGAAAGCAATTAATAATCATCAGACTGAGGAAATTGTAATCAAGGCATATATGCACGTTACAAACCCTGAGACAGCTCTGGAAAACAAACAGGTTCGCCCGGTTTACGAGTCTCTTGTAATCACCGATGAAGTGAATGAAATGCTCACCAATCTGTTTGATACTACAGCAGATATAGCTCTGATTCTTAGTCAGACTAAAAAGGTGTTTAACAAGTTCATCAAGAAGACCCATCTGATCTCATCTTTCTATCTTATCGACAAGATGATGAAGGAAGGTATCAGTGTAGAGCAAATGGCTGGATGCCTTAAGTCATTCTTTGAGGAAGGTAATCCATCTTATGATGAAGATTACAACGCTGCTTGCAAGAATGGTTCAAACCATGAAGCAAATGTAATTGCTCGTAGGACAGCATTAGATACTCACTATGATTGGTATTTCAATCACGAGGATGAAACAGAAGAGGATTCTGAGGATAGATCTGAAGATGATGCAGAAATCTTTGAGACTACAGAAGAGAACAATACAGAGGAATAAATCATGTTAAGTTACTATGGTGTTAGTGGTGTAAGGGAAATATGTCACGATGTTAAAATGTGTAATAAAGATGCAGTATTCACAATGGCTGAATATTTCTCTAACCTTGGAATACTTGATAGAGAATCTATTATTATTCCAGCACCACAACACTATGGTTATGCTGATTACACTTTACAGATTGCGGAGCTGGTTTCTAAGTCAACAGGTGTTAAGATATTAGACATCCTCAAATGTAATCCTAGAGATAAGCTCTATGATCTGAAAAGGGAACATAAACCGAAGTCACCGGGATTATATTTATCTGAGAGTGTTAAGGTAAAAGGGAAACTATTCTTTCTTGATAATGTCATAGCTTCAGGAGCTACTTATTGTGAAGCTTGTAAAGTAATCGGATGCAGATTAAATCCATTAGTATATGCAATAGATGATACACTGAAAGGAAATGAAAAATATGTATAGACATGAAGATGTGGCAAAGAAGTTGACGGAAAAACTTGATATATTAAACGGTGCGCTTTCAGCATGGCAGAAGGTAACTTTCAATTACAAAAAAGATGGTACTCCTTTTCAGCACTTGAGTAAGTGTTTCAATAATGCCGATTACGGTTTTTCATCTTATGACGATAAGCATGATAGACCAAGATTATCGGTTTCTTATGAAAGTCATGGTTGGCAATCATCGGAAATCAACTGTTATTCATATGATTATGGTAAACCACATGTGTTCTATACTTTTAAGGAAATCCAGAGTGCAATCAAAGAGAAGATAAATCAACTACAGGCGGAAATCCAGTATTATGAAGATGCTTTGAAAATAATGGAAAATGATTTAGCTACCATTGACGATATTATTTCAAGGCTAAGAGAACTGATGCGGAGTAAATATAATACCGAAAGAATGAGTTATTATTACGTTCTGAATGATTATTTAACAGCAAATATAAAATATTTGCACTAAGAAAAAAGGAAACAATTATGTCAAATTTATATTGGTATATAATAGATAATTTTACTTTAAGCGGCGAAGCTTGCAGGATGCTTGATAATGTCTGCCAGTATGCCGCAGATAACTTTGAAAACGATGGTAGATTGACTTATGAAGGTATTGACTTTCTGGATGGAATACTGAGTGATGCCATTGGTATCGGCAAAGATGAAATAGCTGAAAACTGGGGTTATACGGTATAGGAGCAAAGGGAAATGCGTTACTTTGAAATTGAGTTTGACAATGAAGACCGTGGAGCTGATTGGGATGAAAACTGTATCGGGGATTATTCAATCTGCATTCAAGGCAAAAGAAAACCTTCCAGAAAAGAAGCTGCTGTGTTTTGTAGATCAGACATGGAATGGATGGGCTATAAGTATGTTGTTGGTGTTACAGAAATCTCTAAAGAAGAAGCCGAAGAATTTTTTGATATGGAAAATGCTGAAAGCAGATTCCCGGTATTTGAATAATAGGAGTAACGGAAAATGAAAAAGATCACATTTAAGAGTCAGAATGTTGACGGTAAGGTAATTGAATATCAGTATAACTCTGTAGAAGAATTAGAAAAAGAATGGCTTTCAGACAGTATTGATATGAATGTTCCAGCAAACGATGACCCTATTTGGGACGTTATGATTGATGGCAAACCAGATCTAAGAGAAGCTACTTACGATAAGATTGAGTCCGGTGATTATGTTTACTTTGAAGATTTGCTAACCTATGTTGGTATTGAAATATGGTAATACAACGGTTTACCCGGAAGAAATCAATAAGGCAAAAATAATTAAAAAATTTTTTAAAAACTATTGACATGACATAATTAAAGGTTTATCATTAAGCCATCGAGTTAAGGATAACCGATATTTAAACCTCTTATTCATATCAACCTTGCGGTGATTAGGATAACCGCTTTGCCTTAATAATAACCAATATTCAACATAAATGAAGCTGGTTCTCAGCTTCAAAAAAATCCAGATTAAGTTTTAAATTACGCTTGACATTATTAAAGGAGGATTGGTGCAATGTCGAAACAGTTTATTTCTTCAATTAGTAAATACCAACATTTATACAGGGATGATCGCACTGGGATTGCTTGGATTGAGGACGGTAGTTCTGGATGTAACATTTCAGTACATCCCAACATTTATTCAGGCGGTTCTGTTCGTGGTATGAAAAACCTTGGATATTGGGATAAAAAAGATAGAACAGTACGGAGTAACGGTTTTATCTATAACATCGATCACTTCATAACGAGTTGGGACAAAAACAGCAATATGTATGAACTTGAAAAAATCGTCGCTGATGAATGTAGGTGTCAGGGTTGTATTGAACGTAGGATGAAAGAAAGCGAGAAACAGTATGGTTAGAGCGATAGTAAAACAGAGATTAGCTGGTGGGATATTTACTGATTGGTATTTCATCCCATCAGATCATGACAGAATATATGAAAAGATGATGGAGATTACCAATAGAGATCATGAAATATCTGATGATGCAGCTTGCTGGTGTGAATTAGCTTCGGTAGGTGAGACATATGGTTTTTGTGAAGAAATAATAGAAATCAAGGATGTTGAAGGAAGAAAGCTGGAGAGGTTCAGAAGATGATGGAAGAATTTTTAAGAGATAGGGATGAAATGATTTTTGGAAGTTATGATGAAGATATGTATTTTGGTGGTATCAGAAACTTTCACGGTATATCATTAGAGACATTAACCAAACTGATAAGCTGTGATTATATTAATCTCAATGAGACAATGAATAATTCACCTACAATCAGAGAGTTTTACGGATTCATGAGTAGATACCCTGGTAAATTTGAAGCACACGGTTTTGTGAATGATACCGATGTGGTTATCACAGGAATTGAAACCATAAACACAGAAGCAAGTGAAATCAATATGGTGATTGCTAATGACTTCTGGATTACATTTAACAAAGCAGATAGATTGATGCTGGATTGTCATGATGGTGGCTGCTACAATCTTTTCTGCTGGTACGATTAAAGGGATAAGAGAAATGAAGAAAGAATTAAGGGTATGTACTCAGGAAGAGATTGATTCTCAGTTAGAAACACAATGGAATGAACTTGAAGATGTATGTTTTGATGAAGATTCTGATGGAGAGTTAATACTTTCAGAAGATTGGTATCACTTCCCAAAAGGAACTATACGAGAAGAAATCTGGCATTGGTTTGATGATAGGCACTCAAAAGGTGTTGCATGGTTATTATATGGAGATGAGTGATTAAGGAAATAAGTTAGAGAGGTTCAGAAGATGATAGAAGAATACGAAGGAATACCAATGTCACACAATATGGGAGCTTTCGCAGCTCAAAGTGATGTAAAACCAGCAGAGTATGATAACACTCAGCCACAGGTCGTTGATGATGCTTACATAATGCTTATGAAAATCTTAGATGTAGATTGAAGGGAGTGCATGAAATGACTATAGCAGAGTTTAACAAGCATAACGAGAATCACGATATGCCTTGTGAATGGATTGGTCAGGGTAGTGGCTATAAAGCGAAATGGAATCCAGAATATCCAGACGATATTATCTATATTCCAGAGAATGCGTATGAATATTATTATGATGAAGATGATAATGAGCCTATAGATAGAGAGCAGGCTTTCTCAATGCAAGACTTTATTGATCTTTGTGATGGTGATATAGTTAAAGCAAAGAAGTTATTCGATATTGTGGATTGGCAATTCCCTACTACAGAATTAGATGAATGGGAAAGAATGGATAAATACGAGGTGTAATATGAGAGTAAAAAGATGGGAGCTGTACTCAACAACTGGCGAGATCATAGTTAGTCACTTAAAGAAAAGATTAAATGAAGATGATGTTCATTCAGCTATTCTTGATAACTCAGACCCTTTAAAGATGGGAACTTTTGATACTTATGAAGAAGCCAAAAGGGAATTAGATAAAACTAAAATCACAGCTAGGCGAATGAGAACCAGTGTTCCATATTTACTCTTTGAAGGCTGTTATATCGAACTTGCTGAGTTAGAAATTGATGAAGATGGGGATGAAGATTATATCCAGTCTACAGATATGGAATTTGCAGAGCTGGATTTAAGCGAAGATATTCGCACTAATTATTTTGAATAAAACGAGGTAGATGATATGGCTAGATGGTTATATGTTAATGGAAACGCTTATGATTATATAGTGAAGATTGAAGATGAAGCTGCATATGTACTTACTCACACAGAGGACTTTCCAAATATACAGGAAGGTTGGAGTGGTCTTACGGATGATGAACAGAATGAACGTATTGTAGAGTTCATGAAAGAAGTTATTGATACTGATAATTCTTACGACTGGGAAGAATATGATGCAGATGCAATCTTAAGAGATATAGAGAATGATAATGTACTCTATGATGAAACAGTAATAGATAAAGAGAAATAATTTGATCTGATTAAGGAAATCGTTTGAATGATTTAATAACTGAAGAATTTGACATTCTGATTAGTAATATGAATGAGAACCTAAATTAAAAAAACAGGTACATTTTTATGTACCTTGTTACTGATAACACTATTAAAGGAGATATATAATGAATAATGTGCATCACTTAAAGATAATCAAGTTTAGCAAGGCAGGTGTAATCTTAACAGACTATCTGATGAAGGCATCGAATAACGGTCAGAAGGTAATTACTATGACCGACCCTGAACTAGCAGAGGCTACTAAGCTATCTATTAGAGCTGTTATCACTCAGCTAACCAAATTAAACAGCATGGGTATAATTCGAAGAGAATCACATCACAGATTTAATGGCTGTGATAGAAAAATAACTTTTAATGCAAATCGACTTGGTTCGATTATAAAGATATTCCCCGGTAATTCACTAAGGGAAATCATGTTTAATGATACAGAAATCAAGTTAATTCAGTATCTTGATGAAATTACTCACCAAGGCAAAAGAATAGTTGATACTCCCGATGCTGAGATAAATGAAGTCTTAAAGCATTCCTGTGCTGCTTCACTCAGACATCTTGATAGTCTTGGTATTGTGAGTCGAGATACTGTAGCCAATGGCTATCGTAATGGCGGTGGAAGAAGCAGACTAATCAAGTATAACGCTTCAAAGGTAAATGATCTGGTTAAGGTTCTGGAAGGGAAAGTAGCATAATGAAAAAGAAGAAAGATTGTTTTCAGGGAATCTGCAACGGAATCTTGGATACCTTGCAGTCTACAGCTCTGGGAGATAAGATTGGTAGCATCGAGTATGATGAAGCGAAATCAAATGTGATTATTTGTGAGAGACTTGGAGAGCATTGGACTTATAATGTGACTACTTCTGATGGTTTAAAATTCGCTCATGACCTGTTTGAAAATATTTTGAGTAAATTACAGAAAAGTGCTTGACGCTCATTCATTTACAGGATATTATTAAACCATCATCAAGGAGATGCGATGTTTGAAATAATCAATCAGCACGAGTTCTACGAAATTAGAAGCGTGAAATTCGATGATAATCAAAGTTTTCCATATGTTACAAGGTACGATGTTGAGAAAGATATGTACTATACATTAACAACATCTAATCTTTGTGGAAGACGATCTGATGAGTTCTATCAAGTTCCTATATCAAAAGAAATCATTTACATTCAGAAACGTAAGAAAACTCTGAATACTATCTTTGATACAGAGCATAGAATTAAATTATCATTTGAGGAATTTGAGCAATTAGGTGGAACATCGTATGAACCAGTAGGGTTGACAATGTATATCGACTATAAAGGTATACAAAGATATTATAGCAAGGAGAGTGTAGCATGAGTGGTGTTGAAGCATTTGATATGCAATGGGATAACAAATGTAGATTGGCTATTGATAGTAATACAGAGTATTCTGATATTCTGAAACGATTCTCTAGTCACCTGCTTACAGATTTAACTAGAACATCTACAACAGCATACGTGAGAATCATATCCCGGTTCTTATTATTTACGAATAAGTCTCTGGAAGACCTCGATATTGATGATTATTCACTGTTTATGAACCAGTTTAAGCTTAAGACTCCACAGTATCAGATTCAGATATATCAAGCTCTGAAAAGATTCTCGACTTATCTTAGGAAGAAGCGTATCAGTCCAATAGATATGATGGCTGATACAAAGTCTCCAAATCGTAATGAAGAACGTATCACTACTAAACAGAAGCGTGAGCATGGTTATCTCACTGAGGATGAAATTAAAAGCTGCATTTATAATGCTAGTCATGGTGTTAGCAGAATCAACACTTGGAATATCCGCAATGAAGCTATTGTGAGATTGTTTCTCACTACAGGTATCCGAGTTTCAGCTATGTATAAGTTAGATATACATGATTTAACTTTATATGAGACTGACGGTGTGTTAGAAGGTGGTTCAATCGTTGTCTATGAGAAGGGCAGTAAATCATATCAGTGTGATTTCAATGCTAATGTAGCACAGGCATTAAAGGCTTGGTTAATCGACCGGGATAAGAAGCTTAAAGGTTTTACCGGGGCTGATACAGAAGCATTGTTTATCTCCAAGGTTAGACACCGTATGACTCAGCAAGCATTGGATGATCTGATTCGTAATGTAGCAATTAAACAAGACGGAACTCATTTGAGTCCACATAAATTGAGAGCATCGTATGGGACGTTTTTATATAATCAGACTAATGATATTTACTTAGTTCAGCAAGCTTTGCACCATACTAATCCTAAGACTTCGGAGAAGTATATAAGAGGTGTTCAGGATGATACTAAGAAACGTATCAAGAGTGTGATCTCATACTAATATTCCATACAAAAATGAAAGAAGGTGATGCTCTTTACCAGCTTAATCAGATGTCACAATTAATTTAAAATTTGTCGTAAAAGTATTGACATGATAAAATTAAACTGGTATCATTTTTACATAAGGAGAGGTGAAGACCATGAAGAACAGAGAGTATTTAATTAGTTTATTAAAGAAAATTGGGATTAATGAATATGCTGACAATTCAGCCAAAGCAAATAACGCTGTAGCGAATATCTATAATAAACACGCATTAGATATGCCGTTAATGTTAAAGCATCTGCTTCATAACACAATAAATCACGCAGACGATTTTGAATTATACGCTTTAACTGAGGAAATTGCAAATTCCCATCTCAAAGATTTCTTCACACCAGAGGAAATTAAAGTATATTCCAAGATGAAAAGAGAAAAAGAAGTTGTTGAATTTCCAATCATTATTAAACCAGCTATCAAGATTTCCGAAGACCAATATATATTCTCTGGTAATGCTAAATGGCTATTCAACCTTAGAGAACATCAGCTTTTAAACTACAATGTAGCTACTCAGAGAGCTACAACACACGTAGTAAAAAAGGGTGAGGACATTTGGCAGATCACAGTGTATGAAGAAGCTGTAAAGAAAATCAAAGAGTCAATGGAGCAGGGACATTACGTTCCAACTACTATTACTCTTAATATTCCAGAGTTTGATAGAGAGAATGAAGAGCCAAATGATTTTTACTACGATGAAAAGAATTTATCTCTAGTGATTAATCGAATTGATGCTTTTGATATTCTTGATGGATATCACAGATATCTAGCATTATGTCGAGCTGTTGATAACAACCCGGATTTCGATTATCCAATGGAAGTCCGAATTGTTCACTTCCCAGAATACAAAGCAAAGAGCTTTATCTATCAGGAAGATCAAAAGACAAAGATGCGTAAGATTGATAGTAACTCAATGGATATGTATAAAGATGCCAACTACGTTACTGACAGACTTAACGCAAGTATCACGTTTGATCTACAAGATGAAATTAGTAGAAGCTCAGGGCTTATTTCTTTTGGAGAGTTTGCAGAGATTGTAGATTATCTCTACTTTAAGAAGAATAAGAGTCAGATAACTGCAAAGGAAAGAATACTGATACAGAAAGCATTAGAGGAAGGCTTTAATGGTCTTACATATTATGATACAGATTATCTTGAACATAAATACAGCTTCACAGATTTATGTATCATTCTGTATGGTATAAAGAATGGAAAGAGTTCAGAAGAAATAGATAAAGCAGTTCAAAACCAGAACAAGCTGGATGTTAAGAAATTCTACAACAAGAAGGCAAGGCAGCCTTTATTCACGGAGATAAATAATAAGCTATATAGCTAACATGGAAAGGGAATAGAATAATAGGTAACGATTATGTATAACGCAGGACTAAAGGATGAATATTTAGAGAAATTCGATAAGAACACCGAAGAATACGAGAGATTATTTTATCTGTTCGATGATGTATTAGATGATTACGAGACAAAATTAGATACAGATGCTTGTCAATTCGATATGGATCAGGCTAATGGTCTTTTTGTAAACATCGAAGGTGATTCTAAGCTTCTCAATACATACGCAAACGATCTGCTCAATTACACAGTATGGTGCAGAAAGAAAAATTATACTTCAACAAATATTTATTCCGAGTTCTGCTTTTACTATAACGGAACTCAGAAGAATGAATACATTGCTATTGAGAACGGCAGAGGAATTGGTAGACCTAAAGGATTCCTTGAGCATATCTTTAGGGATGCTTCTCAGTATGAGTGTGTTCTTAACAAGGATGTGTGCAATTTTACAAAGACAGAGATCCTGGGGCTGTATACGCTGCTTAATAGACCGTCAATTTCATCTCTTGATGTTATTCATGGTCAGTTAAAGGCATATACTCAGTGGTGCTTATCTCGTCATCTAGTTACTGATAATCAGAATCACTTCAATGAAGTAACTAGAGATATGTTCATTGACTGTATTAACATTGCTCGTCAGGAGAAGTCTGTCCTCTCAAGCGAAACAATAAATGATTTCATTAAGGAAATTCCTAATCCTTGTGATGCGTTCCTTATTCTGGCTATGTTTGAGGGTATTTGTGGTAAGCACTTCTCAGAGCTACTGAACCTTAAGCTCAGTGATTTTGATATGGACAACAAGACTGTAAAACTGTGTTCAGGACGTACTATATCTGTTTCTAGCCAGCTTATTGATCTGGCAACGGATTCCGCTCATGAGATGGTTTATTTCTCATTCGGTAAGCAGCTTGAAATCTCTTTTCAAGAGGCTGATGATACTATTATAAAGAACTTCCCTAACTCTTTTGAGGATACAAGTGACGCTCAGAAGAGCAGAAGAGTATACGGTAGATTTAACCGTATCATGGATTATCTTGGTGTGAAGGGACTTCGTTCCAATGATATTACTATCTCCGGGAAGATTGACTTCATCAACAGAAGATGCAAAGAGCTTGGTATGACCGGGCATGAGTATCTTTTCTCAGATCATCTTGAAGAAGTTAATAAGCAGTATGGTGGTAAGCTAGTACGTTCTACCTTTGAAAAGGCATACGGAAAATATCTTCCACAGTAATAAATTATTAAATTCTGTACAAATTTATCTATTTTTAAGAAAACACTTGTAAAATTGTGTTTTCTTATCTATAATATCCGCATATCATAATTAAATATCTGTAGCCGATAAGGAAGTCGGCTATAGATATTATATCAAAAAGGCAAATATATCTTGATTTTAAAAAACATTTGTTCTATACTAATCAGGCAAATTAAAATAATAAGAGGGTAGAGTATTATGGAAAAAGCAAATATCGAAGACTTGATTGACGCACTTTCAACACAGGCAGATGAAATGACACTTATCATCAGCGATAAGGATGGTCATTTTAAGCAGAGAACCGGGTTAATGATAGGATTAAACGATGATGACCCGGATGAGCTTGTTTTAGAGTTTACCGAAGGGGATGATGAGAGTTTAGACTTATCAGATGTTGAGGAGATTTGTCGCTCTGTAGAGCCATCCAATGGAGTAGATAAACATCATTATGAAGTTCATACCAATGGAGAGCTTGATTATTCACTTGATCTGATTGTTGAGGCTGCTTAAGTCTCGGTATGCCGAATGATATTTTTAAATATAATTGGATAAGTTGTTGACTTCTTTCCAAGGAAGTGATAATATTAAAGAGTCGTAAGGAGAGAGCAACGGCAAAGCAAATAATCTTGTAAGACCGCTGCCCCTTCAAGCGAAAGAAACCGCAAAATGAGGTATAAGAACCTCATTTAAAACGGAGATGTAACATAACAGTATTAAATGCAAAGAGGTGCAATATGAGTTTTGCAGGAGCAGTCTTCGCCTTGATGCGAGGACATAAGGTAAAGAGACATCATTGGACTGGTTACTGGCAGAAAGAAGGTAACGAAGTCATGATCCATTCACATGATGGTAAAGTAACCAACATTAAGGAAACGCCAGATATCATCTATACACTTTCAAACTGTGCGTGTGATGACTGGGAGATCATTCCTGAATGGTAAGAAATACGATGTGGTGGGGGAATAGGCAAACCCAAGTGTGACTTGCTTAACGACGGTGTACAACGGTGTTAAGCCTTGCTGGTTCAAGTCCAGCCCACATCTTTGAAGCCTTATCAACTTCATCGTTAGCTAATCAACGAAACGAGGGATTAGCCCTACTACATTAGGAAAAGATGTAGCGTAAAGTCATACAGACACGAAAGAGCTGGTAGACCACAAAGTTTTGGACAAACAACAAAAGTGAGAAAAAGCAAACGGTGTTGTGAAGTTCTAGTATTGTAATATTGAACGGTCTAGGGTGGCAACCTCTTGATAAGAAATAGCTACTATACTGATAAAGGAAGGAGTCAAGCGCAGGTTGAGATCATTAATACTGCAACGCTGATACCAATGGGTAAGTAAGTCTAATTATATAAAACTAAAATTAATTATTATAGATCGGATGCTCGTAAGTCTAATGCTGCAAATGAGATAGCTTACAAATATTCGTAAGCGAAGCTACAAACGAGATAATAACTTACAGGGATATTGAGGTCGAAAGAATCTCAAATCCAAAAACCGGGGTGTAGAATTTAGAGTTTGTCTGCACCATAGTTTTCTAAGAGGCAACAGTATGTTTAAAGTCTTCCAATATTCTAATTATTCTGAAGGTGAGAAAACTGTATACGCAGTAAGAGAGCATAAAGGTAAAACACAGTTCTTAATGTACGAATACGGTTCATGGCATTGGAATGATTCATCTGACTATTTCCCGGTTGACTAACCTCGGAGGGAAACAAATACAGCGGTGTGATGGAATGGTAGACATAACGGCTTTTGATACCGTACATTGTGGGTTCGAGTCCCACCACCGTCGCTAGGGTGAGTATAGACGCAACTAGAACGACTAGCCACCTGAGACATTCTTTGAACTAAGGTGTCGTAATTGTGGTTACTATTGCTTTCGCCACTCAAAATAACAGTGAGCAATGACTATGTATCAACATGATACAGTGATCTGATAGTCAATAGGACTATCCCTTCCGACTTAGGTGATATCGGTATCCGGGCTTTCGGAGAATAGAGAAGAGGATTGTAAAGCGAGAAAGCTACGTGACTTCTCAAGTGTGGGTGGAAATCCTACGACTGGCTGTAAATAATCCAATGTGCAAGTCAGATTAATTAACAAGACTGAGCCTTGAAGGTCATATACCTGCGGTGTTTGGTGAACACATTTATGTGAAGTCCAGTGGAGATAAAGGTTAATAGCCTCTCAAAACCTTATAAAATACGGCAACAGCAGAACTTGGCTGCTATTATTCAGAATCATTCAAACTCCCATCCCTCGTAATGATTCTGAATAATCGGTTAATCCCGGTTTCAGCTTTCCTTCAAGGGAAATGAGATTCATTATCTCGGCTGAAAAGCGAACAGATTTTATCGGTTTGTTCATTTTTTCTAGTTTCCTTTTCTGTAGGGGATGGTGCTTCGGCACGTAAGCAGCTTCAGAACTGTCATCCTCTCTCTGCCGAAAGGCAGACTTGCCTTGAGAAATTCGGAACAAATGTTTCTTGTTTCTCTTGATTGTTTTTCTCCTACATGATATAATTAAATGGTCGAGGGTTGTAAAGCAACTTAACAGATTCATTATCTGCTTCGACCATTCCCATCAGTAAGATGGGCTTCATGTTTCCTTTCTTTCTACATATAGATGGCTGTGTTCATCAGCCATCAAGCTCCAATAACTCAGTTGGTAGAGTAACAGACTTTTAATCTGTAAGTCGTGGGTTCGATCCCCACTTGGGGCATTGCAACTACTGTTAATAAACAGAATTTATGAAAGGAGATAATATGGGTAGTTGTCTAAGTTTAATGAACATACCGTAAAGGTAAAGTATTGTAAGAAATGTAATAAGACATTTTCTTACAGCAATGAAGATTGCAAGTGGGATGAAAAGGGAAGTTATGGGTCAACTAAGTATGTCCAATGCCCGACCTGTGGCAGAATTTTTATCCTGAACGTAGTTGAAGATAAGTACGATAATTTGCACGATTACCGATTCTATACTTATCTCGACAGAAACAAGAGAGGTTAATATGGAAAAGAAGAAGCTTACAGCAAACATTCTTTTCTCGGGTATTGGATGTCAGGAAAGGGGAGTTGAAAATTCTAACGCATATGATTTAGAAGTATTATCTACATCGGATGTAAACAAAGAAGCGATATTAGCTTACGCAGCTATACATTGTGGATTAACAACCGAGATGATTGACTCTTACGCTGACTATCCACCAAGGGAAGAGATGGCAAAAGAGTTAATTAAGAAACACATAGGCTATGATCCCGACCATGATAAAGAGTTTGATTGGATGAAACTTGCTACTAAGAAAAACAAGGAACTTGAGAAGTATTGGTTGGCGGTGAGACTGTCTAAGAACCGGGGCGATATATCTCGTATAGACAGACTTCCTTATGCAGACTTTTGGACAGTATCATTTCCATGTCAGTCAATTTCAATCGCTGGTAAGATGAAGGGATTGAATCCAGACTCAGGAACACGTTCCTCTCTGATATGGGAAAACATCAGACTTCTGAAGGTAGCGAGAGATGAAGAAGTTCTCGATGAGAACGGAAATAAATCTCCATACGGTAATCTACCAAAGTATGTCATGTTGGAGAATGTTAAGAACCTTGTCAGCAAGAAGTTTATTGATGACTTCAAACAGTTGATTGAGGTATTCAAGACAGAGTTCCACATGAACTGTTATTGGAAGGTACTGAATGCCAAGGAGTGTGGAGTACCACAGAACAGAGAGCGAGTTTTCGCAATCTTCATAAGAGAAGATATTGACAGCGGTAAGTTTGAGTTTCCTTTACCATTCGATACTGGTATCAGACTTAAAGATATTCTTGCTGATACGGTAGATGAAAAGTATTACATCAATGTAAACAAGGCTTATGATCTCGTATCTCGATTACAAGAGAAGGGTGAATTAAACCACGATTCAGAAATGCAGCCTAACACTTCTACAGTTGAACCATATATTCTTACAGATTGTGGTGGTGATTTTGCTCACAAGGCAGACAACGCTTGTACTCTTATGGCAAGAGACTGGAAGGGTATGAACAACTACGGTTCAAATGGTGTTATAGAGAAACACGTTTCCGAGAATGCTCCTAAGAGATTAGGAAACATCTACGGAGAACAGTATACCGGGGGTAACTTCGCTGGTAATGTATATGATACAGAAAACTGTTCGCCAACAATAATGACAGCACAGGGCGGTAATCGTCAGCCAATGGTTTTGTTACATGAGGAAGAATCCTCTTTAAAAGAATCGGTCGACACGACAGTATTAAATAGGGCTGTAGGTGCGGAAGGTATGTGCTTCAAGGTCAAGCAAGCTGTTGCACAAGGTTATACCGAATGTGTAGATGGTGGTGTTGCTGATCTGTCTTATCCTTCTTCCAAAACACGAAGAGGAAGAGTTCAGGAGAATGGCACTGTATCGCCTACGATTTGTGCTAATGGCACTGAACTGTGTCGAATCGAGACTGCTAATCCGAAGATAACTATCGGAAATGTTTCTTATCGAATCAGAAGATTGACACCAGACGAGTGTTTGGTTCTCATGGGATTGAATCCTGACGAAGCTGACAAAATGAGAAATGTTGGTCTTGCAAATACGCACATATATAAGTGTGCTGGTAACGGTATCGTTACTAATTGCGTTGCACTCATTATGCAACATCTATTCAAAGCACAGGAAGATAAGGATTTCTTCTGTGATGATGAATTATACAACTAAATATTTTTTTAAAAAAATAATGGCAAATGATATTATTAAACGATAAAGAGGTTTAAAGAATTATGAGTTCAAGTTTTGAGTTTATCGGTAAGTTGAAGAAGTTCAAGGAAGATTCAAAGATGATTGGTTATGAGGATGAAAAGCCATCTAAGAACGGAGAGTGGCTGTTCAGAAAAACAAACTTTATGGCACAGGCTGGTTACTCCACAACAACACTTTCAATCAACGGAAGTAAGAGAGCAGATGAATCTAACTCAATCTACACTTTCTCCGCAGGTACAAAGGACGAGAAGGGTTCTAAGCTTGAGATTCCTTTTAAGGACAGATTCAAACAGGAGAATATCGACAAGGTAGCAAACTTCAAGAAGCTGGTTCTTGATCTCAGACCTTATGAGTTTAAGACTCATGTAAGAGATATGAAGAAGAAGATTGAGGACGGTGATGAGTTCTCAGAAGAGGAGCTTAAGGTTCTTGGTGCTACTACTCAGGCAGAGGGTGTTGCTAAGTACGAGGAGATTCAGAAGATGCACCATGAGTATCTTTCTGAGTGGGATTTCGCTGAGGCTGTAAACAATATGCTCAACGATGAGAAGTATGCAGATACTAAGTTCTTCATTAGAGGAAATGTAGATTACACCTATGGTGAGAAGAAGGGTCAGTTCTACGATAACTTTACACCACTCCGTATTTCTCTCGCTGATCCAGAGGGAGAAGAGTCTATGGTACAGAGTCTTGACTTCATCTATGGTGGTGAGTGCATCAAGCATAACGAAGCAGAACAGAGAGTTTATGTAACTGGCTATCACTTTGAGTATGTGAATAACCTCAAGAAAAACACACCTATCAAGGTGGTAATCGCACTTCCTACAAACTCTGCATCTGAGAAGAAGATTGAGAACTTTAAGAGTAAGTTTACTGGGGAAGATGAGGACAAGTTCTACAGCAGAGCAATAATGCTTGACGTAATCAATGGTTCTCCTGTTGTAAAGATTACTCATGAGCAGCTTATGGAAATGATTACAGACGATGAGAGATCAGACTATGAGGATGGATGGCTCAATGAGAAAGACCTTATGGAGAAGTATGCTGGCGGTAATGTAAGAGGTGCTTTCGTACATGAACTCTGGTTCAAGAAGTTTGGTAAGGGCGGTAGCGTAGCAGAGGCTACAGCTTATTCAGAAGATGATCTCATCTTCAAGGCAAAGGCAGAGGAAGAGGAAGAAGATCCTTTCGATGACGAGGAAATATAAGTAACAAGGCAAATTTTAAAAAATATATAGGCGATTGACATTATTAAATCGCCTATACTATATACGAATAAGAGGAGTAAATATTATGGGTTTTAAGAGAAATCATATTTCAATGAATTTGAATGATTATTCAGTGGCAATTCTTGGTGAGGCAGGTATCGGTAAGACAACTCTTATGGTAGATGTCTGTGAGAAGCTTTTTGGCGAAGACGGTTACGTTATTTTCAACTGCGGTAAGGAGCAGGGCATTGATGCAATCGAGAATGCAACATATGAGGATATCCCGGATTATAAGGCTTGGGACACTGTTACAAAGGACATTATCAAGAACAAGACTACAGACTATCCAAACCTTAAGGTAATCGTACTTGATACCCTTGACCAGCTTATCGACCTTGCTGTACCTGAGACAATCAGAAGATGGAACAATGAGAACGCTTCAAATCCTAAGTTCGTGAACGCAAAAACAATCAATCAGACATGGGGCGGTTTCGGTAAGGGCGAAGATTTCAATGATGCTCTTATCCTCGACAGAATCTTCAAGCTTAAGCAGGTTGGTGTAACTTGTTGGTACACAGGTCACGTAAAGACAAGAGACATCGTTGATCCGATTACTATGGAGACTTTCACACGACTCACAACAGACATGGCTCAGAAAGATTTCAATGTCTTCAAGAATAAGATGCACGTTGTTGGTATCGCTTGCGTTGACCGTTCAATCGAGACTGAGGGTACAGGACGTAAGAACGTGGTAACTCGTAAGGAGATTACTGTAAACAAGGTTAAGTCTGAGACACGTAAGATTGTCTTCAGAGATGATAACTATTCTATTGATTCTAAGTCAAGATTCGCAGGTATCGTCAATGAGATTCCACTTGATGCAGATGCTTTCATTAAGGCTCTTCAGGACGCTATTAAGTCATCCCGTGACCGTAAGGGAACATCTACAGCAAATAATACAGATACAGAAGTTGAGACAAAGGTTGAAAAGGTCACTGAAGAGGCTGTTGCAACTCCTACCCCGGTAGTTGACACAGCTCCCCATGTAGCTGATGTAGACCTTGACGATGATACATCTCTTGATGAAGAAGCTGAAGCTTCAGCAGACATCTTTGATGATGAGAATGCTACAGAGTCAGAGTATCCAGAGAACCTTAAGGAAGTGGTTAAGGGCATGATTAAGGCTGCTGACCCTGATCGTAAGAAGGAAGTTCAGGCTTATGTAAGCACCACATACGGTAGCTTCTCTAAGACCGATGAGGAAGGTCTGAAGCATGTTTATGACATGTTGAAGTAAAGAAATATTACGAGGTGGGAGTCAAAAGCTCCCATCTCATTTGAAAGGAATGGAGATAGAAAACATGAGTCTTGTTAAATGTCGAATTTGCGGAAAGAGAGTAGAAAAAGGTACAGCTTTCTGTGTACCTACAAAATACGGAAACTTTTACTACTGTTCCATTGACGAATACTCTGAAAGGCAAGCTTATCTAGCCAAGATTGATAAGGTGAATATGATATTCAAAGACTTAATCGGTGAGAACATCATCTATGCGAATGTAAAGCGATTCATTCAGAAGTATTACGAAGCAGATCAAATCGACAGGCTTATTCGTTATCTTGAAGAGAATATGAATTATCTCACCGTTACCATGAACTCAAATAGTTTTGCATCTGTATATGTCAAAACAAAATATCTTTGCACAATCGTCTTAAACGGTATGCCAATGTTTGAGAATGGTGAGAAGACAGAGTATCAGAAGAAAGTTGAGGAGTTGGAAACACTGATAAAGAGTATTGTCGGTGAAGATGTGTTGTCTCTGGATAAGGTTCATCAGAAGATAAGTGCTTATTACATGGAAAGCCAAATCAAGAAATTCATCTCATTCCTAAATACAAACCATGATGAAATTATAAATATTCTTGCTGAAAAACAATTCGATTCTACATCCAATAAGCTCAGTTACTTTTGTGGCATCGTTATGAATAATTTACCTGTATATCGTGAAGGTGTGAAGATGCACGAAAAGAGCATTACACCTACTGTCATCAAGGAAGTTGATCCTTCAGCTCTCGGTGCTGATGTATCAGACGATACCCCTAAGACTGAGATTCACAAAGATGTTTCTATAGATATCCCGGTACAGCCAAAGAAAAGACCAAAGCCTTTAAAGAAAATTAAGAAACGTAGAGGTATGGCTGAACTGGAAGAAGAGGATGATTAATGGCTAATGGATTTTTAACTGGAATTACAGAGAAGTTTCCTAAAGAAATTCTTGAGGGACGAATGTTAGTTGAAGGAAACGTCATAGCTTGTCTGATGAAGGATATGCTGCTTTTAGATGATTCAAATCTGAATGCAGACTTCTTTATCTCAGATGACGGGCGATTTTACTTCAATATGCTTCAGTACCTTAGAGATAAGAAATTCTCAAGTCTCGACAATGTAACTATTATGTCTACATTAAAAGAAGAGGCGATAGAGAGATACCAGAATCTCGGTGGATGGGACGAAATCGAGCATATGATAAATATCATTAACCTTGATAACTATGATACTTATCTCGACACACTTTTCAGAGAAGATACAATCTGTAGACTCTATCTTGATGGTTTTCCTCTAACAAAAGAAATGAAGGGTTCAAATGGTAAGTCATTTGTACCTCTGAAGAAGTTTCGTAAGATGACCAATGAAGAAGTTCTTGACTGGTACGAAGCAAAGCTTACCACTTATAATACCGCTGGCTCATCCAAAATTACTTGTGAGTCAACTATTGAGTTCGATGACGATTTTATACAGTCATGTCAGGAAGGTGAGGAACAAGGTATTGAGTTTACTAATGCAGGTGAAGATTTACTTGGAGATGAAATAAACTGTTTCCCATATCTGAGCAGGCAGATCATGGGACTTCTCCCCGGTTCTTTATCTATGATGGGTGCTTATTCTTCTTGTGGTAAAACAACATGGGCGGTTACTGTTTTGATGGCTTTAGCCTCTCAGGGTAAAGATATTCTGATTCTATCCAATGAGGAAACTATCACAAAGTTTAAAGTCAGATTCCTTATTTGGATTTTATATAAGTACAATCGTTATACTAATGTCACTAAGCGAAAGCTTACAGGTGGCCAACTTACTGAAGAAGATAAAAGGCAGATAGCTCTTGCAAGAGAGTATTGGAATGAAAATTATTCAAAGCGTATTCACTTTGTATCTGTATCTGAAGTCGATATGAATTTGAATAAGAAAATTATTCGTAAATATATACTGAGGTACGGTGTTGAAATTATTTGGTATGACACTTTCAAGATTGACTTCAACGGTGATTTGAAGCAGCGTTCTGACTTGAATCTTATCAAGGATTCTCAGGTGTTAGATACTCTTGCAAAGAAGTATAACGTAATTATTTGTGCGAGCATTCAGCTCAGTATTCATACAACAGGAACTTT